ATCCAATAAGGAATACTACATCCTATTGAAACTTTTTGTTTAATAATGAAATCTTTACTCCAAAAAAATGTTTGTTCCATTTCAGAAAGAGAATCAAAATATTTCTGCTGTTCAATACTTAAACTTTCTGACGTTTTTATATTTTCGTTTGTGCTCATTGTTTTCCTTTGATTTTCGTTTTCTTTTTGGCTTAGTAGATTTATCTTTTTGCAAAGTTCCTATATGATAATATCCGCATTGGCATTTATATATGTTCGCGTTTTTATCCTCTGGATTATTAGCAAGAACATATTCAGCACTTGAAATAAATTCATGCTTTACCTTGCCAGCGCATCCCTTTATGAACTTGTTAGAAAAAGCCATATAATCATTCTTTTATTGCAAAATATTGATTGAAGCTTTCTCTATCTTCATCAATCAAAGGATGTGTTGAAATAATCGGCTGCCTATTTAATTCTTTCCACAACTCTTCCAGCGAAATAAACTCTTCTCCATTCTTTCCAAAGTTTAATTCAAACATATAATGCTCAATCTCGCAAAACGAACCACTTTTAGGAAATTGTTTCTGTAGAATCGATAAAAGGCTTTTAATAAGCAGACTATTATCATAAAGCATAATAACATTATCTTCAGTTCCAAGTGCCTCAGAAAGCTTGTTAGCATACTCTGAATCTTTGTGGAACTGCATTCTGATTGATTCTATAATTGAAGAGAATTCTTCGAAAGTCAGTTTAACCATTGTGATGTTTCGTTTTGGTGAAACAAATATACTAAATATAAACTTTTAGTGTACAAAATATAAACGAAATTATCATCTACGGACAACTAAGTTATCACTCAGTGATAATTTCAAATAGCAATTATTTACACAAGTATCTATTATTCAAAGACTTAAACAACAAAAACACAAAATAAATTCTATAGTAATTACTTTGAGTAAAAATTAAGTTCTGTATTTTCCAAACTTTAATCGAAAATTAACATCAAAACTTTTTAATAACAATCAAAATAAATTTTGTCTATGTCCTTCTTATTGGGAGGGTATAGGGGTGCGAGCGCGATCGGTGCGTTTGGGAAACTCGATCGTTTTGGGGTATGGGGTGTGAATTTAGGTCGATGCCTTAAAATTTTTTGGCTTTTTCGCTTGGGCGATAGATCATCTTTGTTTGGCTATACTAGTTCGTGTAATCCTGTTAAGGTCACTCGCATTTTACGTAAAGCCTTACTATCATTGGAAACTTTGAAAATTATACTGTTTTATCCCCACCAATTACACCACATCATAAAATTCTACATCATATTGTACTGTTTCGAAAATTCCTGGCCTCTGAGGTTTCGATATTTGAAACTTTACTGTACTTTCTCCTGAATATCGAAAGCGTGCACCGGTAATTTGCGTTTGTCTCTGCCTTTGTTTCTCTTACAGCAAAAATAAAATTTTTCTATCGTGTACAAATTATAAATGTATGTGTAAACTAATTGGTAAATGTGTTTTGTGTTAGTTATTGATTTTGAATTGATCAATTGTTCATTGTGATATTTTATTGTTGTCGTATGATCATAATAATATTAACGTATTAAATAATCTGGATTGATATTACAATGTTATTATCAATGCGGATATACTTTGTAGATATAGCATGACGAAAAAAAAAAAAAAAAAAAAATGAAAAATCTTTGTCGAAAAAAAAAGTTTGAAAATTTTTATTTTAAAACAAACTATAAATAAATATTATTGATTTTGTTTGAGCGATAAATATTTCGTATCGATTCTAGTGTAAATTTAGTGTACATTTTGTAAATGATTAGTTTATTTGTACTATATTTGTAGTACACAAAAGGGACGTAGTTTACCTCTCTCTAGTTGTAGGAATTGTAGGAAAGCGGTACGGGCGCTTTACGATGGCGAGACAACAGCCAGTTAAAAAAGTTGCGGACTGGAAAACAGGATAAAGCGGGTTTGAGACACTCTCCATTAAAACGGCAGTCTCCGCACTGGTTAAATAGATTTGGTGCGTAAAATACTGTAACAGCATGTGTGTGCTGTCTGATGATGGCTGAAAACAGCCGAAACAGTATAAGTATATCGATTTTAAAGGGATAATTGTGTTTAATTTCATTTATATAATATATACTAAAAATTTACATTATGGCTAAAACTTACACTAATGATCAATTGATCAACACACTTGATACAATTGCACAAAACATGCTTAACTCAATGCAGGAACAGTTTAAGCAAACTTCTGCTGTCATTAGCATTTTAAATGATTTACGTGATTCAGGTTCGACTAAAACACTTGGCGACATGGTTACGTACAACGAACTGGTTTCGCTTTCTGATTTAGGATTAACACTTAATTAATATACATATGAAAAAGATTTTAATTGTTTCGTTTGCGGTCTGCTTTGTGGGCTTCATTATTATTGTTAATAGAATCTCAACAATAACTTTTGAAAAGCGTGTTGAGCGTATGAACGCACATATTAAGTATCTGCACAATGAAGAGGGCTATACTTGGGAAGCGGCCCGAAAGATTGGCTTAACCGAGGCGGGATTTATTCCGCAGGACAGCGAATATAAATCGCTTAAAGAAGATTAAGAACAAACTATTATTTAAAACAACAATACAGGGCGCATTTAGCGCCCTTTTCAATACATCCACATCATGAAAAACGAATACATAGAACTTACAGAGGAAAACTTTCAAAAAATATATTCTGACGAAAAATTCAGAAATGAAGTTGCATTTGCACATGGTTGTTATTCTGCTTCTCCTAATTCAAAGTTTAAACACTTTGGAACATGCAGTTATCCAATAAGATATATTGTTAGTGAAGAGCAAAAAAAGTTAGCTAACGAAGAGTTAGAAAGATCAAAAAAAGAAGCAATCGAAAGCGTAAAGGACTGCTTAGTCTTTGTTGCAATGGGAATGGATTATGTATCAAGATACGAAGATGATGTTTGTAATCATCGTATTAGAACTGAAATACTAAATCCTGATGGGAAAAAGTTTTTTATTGAGGTTGGCACATGGGGCGAAGAATTAACGAGATTTGATTTCGTAATAGATAGAGACCTAGAAGCTGAATATGACCGAAAATCAAGTTATTGGCGAGACAAAATAAATGAAGCTGGCGGATTTAATAAGGTCGGTTTTCAACATGAATTTGTAGTAAATCTTGAAAAATATAAATTACAGCCTTACTATCATTTTAAAAGGGATTCTTATAAAGATTTAAAATTAAAATACACCAAGGAAAATATTATAAAAATTGTAAATGAATTGTTTGATTGTAACTTCAAAACAATGCGTCTTGATTACTATAACTTATCTACGGAAGATTTTATCTGCAAAAGCCCTCTAGTTTAAAAAGTAATGGATTTATTTATAAACTACGATCAACTTCCTTTCGAAGTTCAAAACATTCTTTTAAAATTTTCTGAAATGGATAATGATTATGTCACATGTGAAGAGTTTTTAAAAGAAATACATCCACACGGCTATAGTTTCGAATACGGTTTGGACGCACAGCCTTTTAATTTATCAAAAATTAATTTTTAAAAAACTACTATGATCAGAGATTTACTTAAAAGAGCGCTATTACTTATAGCGTTCTTTTCTTTAGGCGGCATTGTTGGCTATAATTATGCACAAAGCGAAATTATTAGAAAAGCTCTAGCCAATAAAAAGCCCTGCTACGATTTATATGACATTTACTTATTTATAAAATAACTTTACTATGGATGGATTCTATTTAGATAGCACTGAAATGTCCGTTAAAGATCTTATTAAGATGTGGCAGGAAGATATTAAAAGACTTCCAGTAGACGAACTATTTTATCACGGTACAGTTGAGATATATTCAGGAGGCCTACCTGATCCAAACGGATTTTGTGGACAATGTTGGCTTGCTTTAAAAAATGAGACAGCAGGAGAGCGCATTATTGATTGGAATTTTTACGAGGAAGATATTATTCATATGTTGGATATGCTAGACTATCAAAAAATAAGTAAAGACCATCCAGATTATTCTTTTTTAAGTAACAAACTAACACTAATTAAATGCAGAAAGTTGGCTGAATTAAAACACGGCTTATATTACTCTGATCTAGAAATAACAGCACTTTCATTTACTGTTAACGGAAACAGATTAGAAATTCCGAAAGATATTTTTATTTCAAACTACAATGATTTAAAGTCTGTATTTAAAAATTTTGAAGGAAAATATTCTAAACAAGGTTTCGATTTTCCTTATCCTGCCGATCAGGTTTTAAATAGAATTCGCAACAAAGAAACTACTAATTTAAAGAAGTCTTTCCAATATTTTGAAACTCCTAAAAAGTTATGTGATTTGATGTGTGAAAAAGTTTTTGATCCTTATGAGAATAAGAAATTTAAAGTCTTAGAACCATCTGCAGGACAGGGCGCAATTCTAAATTCAGTTTTAGAATGGTTCGAAAAAGAATCTGTTCATTTAGAACTTGATTCCCTTACCGCTATTGAATACATGGAGGAAAACTACGGAATCTTAAAAGAGACCTTTAAAGACAATGATTTGGTTAATACTATTCAAATGGATTTTTTAAAATATGACGAGTATATAAATTATTTTGATGTAGTTATTGCAAACCCTCCTTTCTCAAAAGGGCAAGATGTAAAGCATTTTAAAAAGATGTATGAAGTATGCAAGCCAGGAGGATATATAATTTCAATAATGAGCACTTCCTTTCTTAACAACTCCCAAAAGATCTATGAAGAATTTAGAAAATTTATTGGTCTTCCCTTTGATTCTGAAACTAGATTTGCATCAAAAGGCGGTTCTGTATGTGAAAATGAAAACGGACAGCTGTATATACAAAGTTTCGAGGCGGGAGAATTTAAGGAATCTGGCACAAATGTGCATACCGCTTTAATATGTTTCAGAAAAGACAGTATAAGTGGTTTTGAAGACAAGCCTTTAAAACAGAAAAAACCACAGCCAAAACAATCTAAAAAACAAATAAACCCTGAATACTTTCAGGGTTCTTTATTTTAAAAAATTAATAATTAAAGCCATGAATACAGCACAAGCAATGAAAGCGCAGGGTTTTAGATATTTTTCAAGCCTTACGCCAGTCCAAAAAGACACAACTATTTATTTAATAGTTAAGGCAAAATTAGGTTTACTGGGAATGTCTAAAACTCTTTCTGATAGCCTGATGCCGACCATGACCAAAGAATTAATTCAAACACGGGAAATCGTAGAACGCCAGTTAAAGAAACAAAAATGTTTTGAGAAAGACGGCGTTTATTATCCACTTAACGTTCGAGAAATCCTTTTAAATCCTGCCAAATGATAACAGAAATTACAACAATAGAACACGTAGAACAATTTAAAAACGAATTGGTTTCCAAAGGGTGCATTTTTCACTGTGATGATGATTTTAACGACTACATAAATCTAGATACACGCGAACGATCATTTACACCAGATGAAGCGGATTCACTAAACGACCAAATGAGCCAATGTTTTGCTGTTTGCGAAAAATTAGGCTTAGATATTTACGAAATAATGTTTGTTTCCCAAATTACTACATCATGCAGCTAGATTTATTTTCTCAGGTTTTTGATGAAAAAGACCCTGACGACATTTTAACGGAGAAAGCAAACAAACTTCTTGACATGCTAAACGAAGGACGAAAGAAGAAAGAATTATTTGAATCATACTTGTTTACTCAGGTCGAAAATTTGATCGTTTTAGTAGCGATTGACAGAGATAAAAAAATGATGGGAAATGTTCTGGATTTAGACGGCAATACACCCAGTGATATGTGCGTAAACTGGAGAATTTTACCAATTGTACGCAAAGACCTTGACCAACATTTTAAATGCTAAATATGGATTTATTTAATCAAACAACTGAACGAACTAAAACCGACAATTTTAATGTAAACACAGATAATAACGAAACTTGGTTGACACCTCCTGAAATAATAAAATCTTTAGGAGAATTTGATTTAGATCCATGTTCACCTGTTAATCGTCCGTGGAATACTGCTAATAATCATTTAACCATTCACGACGAAAGTCTATTGCATCCGTGGGATGGTAGAGTGTGGTTAAATCCTCCTTATGGCAAGTTTATGGAAATGTTTCTGCAAAAAATGGCTTTACATAAAAATGGTACTTCTTTAATTTTTGCCAGAACAGAAACAAAAGCTTTTCAAAAATACATTTTCCCGTTTGCTGAAAGTATTTTCTTTTTTGAAGGAAGATTAAAATTTTATACGATAGACGGCGTGCAATCAAAATTAAATGCAGGAGCACCAAGCTTATTAATCGGTCATGATGAATATAATTCTGATATGATAGAGCAATCAGGCTTAAAGGGACATCACGTTTATTTAAAACAAAGAATTTTTATTGCTGGTATTTCTCTTGATAATAATAAGATTTGGCGTGTTATAGTCGGCGAAGCTTTAGAGGAATTAAAAAAGGATTCTTCGTTATCTGAAATTTACGAAACAGTTGTAAAACTGGCACCAAACCGTATTAAATCAAATAGGCATTATAAAGCAAAAATTAGGCAGGTTCTTCAAACTCATTACCACAAAATTTCAAAAGCTACTTACAATATCAACCCGAACTAACCACCGTTCGGGTTTTTTATTTCAAACTATTAAAAAACCTTTAAAAAAATTATCATGGAAACAATGACAGTATTAGCAGTTTTAGCAATTATCATTATCGTATCAACCCTTTACTTCTTAAAAGACACTATTACAGAAGCTTTGAGCGGTGGCAAATCTTTTGCGCCTGCAGAATTGAAAAACTTTAGTTCTGGGCGAAAAAGCAAGCCAACGGATCGAGAAAAAATCAATAAAAACAAACTACTGATTTTGATTATCGATTTACTAAGTATTCTCCTTGTAGCTTTTATAGTTTACCTAATTTTTAAAAAGCTTCTTTCTCCAATATTATAGTCATGAGCAAGAAAAACAAAGAAATCATTACGATTATAATCTTAATCACAATCACAATTTTAGTGTCAATTATTTAAACCAAACGATATGAAATTACGAGACTTTCTCACATCAATAAAAATTAGATTCAGGGCAATGTGTTACAGTAATGGACAACTAACTGTCAGTACATTAAAAGCAGACCCTCAGAGAATAAAAGACATGTACAATCACAAATTCAGTAAAAATGACCTTTGAAGAAAAACTGGCTAATGTCAACATTGAAGACTTAGACGCTTTTGAAGAAACTTACTTTCATGACTATTCAAAGCGAATGAGTAAAGTAGAATCTCTTCAAAAAATAATTGACAATGCTCAGGGAGATTATAACAAGTTAAGTAACTGCTTAGCTGATATCGTCCTAGAAGAAAAAAACGAGTAATATTTTAATTAAACATTTTATGAAACTATTAGAAATTAAGAAAGAAGACGCATTAAAAGCGCACCAAGAAGCAGGTTCCAACGGAAAAACTCTATTAGAGAATCTGTTTGGCAAACAAACTTTTATAAAAGATATAAAAGAAAGAATCAAATCCTTTGACGATGTTTTGTCGGAATTGAAAATTAAAAGAGAAGACTTTGAGAATTCCTGCAAAGGTCTAGAACCAGATGAAATTGCTTACAGAATGGCAAAGCTTGTAACTAGAGCTTTTAATGGTGAAGAATGGATTCCTGACTGGACTAATTACAGCCAAAATAAATATTTCCCTTATTTCACAATGGGTTCTCCCGCGGGTGTCGGTTTCGCGTACCACGACTGCGCTCGCTGGCTTACGTATTCGCGCGTCGGCTCGCGCCTTGCTTTTAAAAGAAGAGAAGACGCTGAATATGCAGGTAAATTATTCGAACAGGAAATTTACAAGCCATTTTTAACAATTCAAGAATAATAAACATGGAAACACTAAAAATTGAAAAAAACGCTGCTTTAACAGCACATGATCAAGCTACTCCAAAACAAAAAACAATGCTTGAAAATCTATTTGGAAAAAATGTTTTTTCAAAAAACATCAGAGACCGTATTCAATCCGAAGCTGATATTTTTGAATTAAACAGCACCACAGAAGAAGAGTTTAACGAAAAATGGAAAAACCATAGTGAACAAGAAAAAGCTCACGGATTTGAACTTTTAATTGTTTCTGCTTATTGCGGAAATAAACTTCCTGATATGACAGACGGAACAAGTAAATATGCACCTTGGTTCAAGATGGGTTCTCCCGCGGGTGTCGGTTTCGCGTTCAACGACTACGATCGCTGGCTTACGTGTTCGAGCGTCGGCTCGCGCCAACTTTTTCATGGCTCAGAAGCATATGAAAACATGATGGACGCTGTTGAGAAATTTCTGCCGCACTATCAAAGATCAAGAACTCTTTAAATTTTAGAATATAAGGTTGTGCAATGAATGCTGGCAGTTCTCCCGCAGGTGTCGGTTTCGCGTACAACGACTACGATAACTGGAATACGAATTCGAACGTCAGCTCGCACCGAGCTAAAAAAATACTCATTGCAAACCTTGCCAACATGGCAAAAAAACACATTTTTAATAGGTCGTTGGTACTCAAAAGGGAAGACGACCTTTTTAAGCAAGGCATGAAAAGAATAGGAAATTTATACGAAAAGATAATAAGTTTAGAAAATCTCAGATATGCTGATAAACTGGCTCAAAAAGGGAAGAAGAAACAATACGGCGTAATTTTTCACAACAAAAATGTAGAATCAAATTTATTGAAACTACATGAAATGCTCAAAAATAAAACATATAAAACTTCTCAATATAAAGTTTTTAAAGTATATGAGCCAAAAGAAAGAGACGTATTCAAACTTCCTTATTTCCCAGATAGAATAATGCACCACGCAATAATGATACATCTTGAAAAAATATTTGTATCCGTTTTTACAGATGATAGTTACAGCTGTATAAAAAAGAAAGGCATTCACGCAGCGTCGAAGAAACTAAAACTTAGTTTAAAAGATGTTCCTGGCACAAAGTATTGTTTGAAATTAGATATTAAAAAGTTTTATCCAAGCATAAATCATGATGTTTTAAAAAGTCTTATTAGGCGAAAAATAAAAGATCATGATTTAATTTGGCTTCTGGATGAAATTATTGATAGCGCAGAAGGTTTACCAATCGGAAATTATTTAAGTCAATATTTCGCAAACTATTTTCTAACCGGTTTTGATCACTGGATAAAAGAAAATAAACGTGTTAAATATTATTTCAGGTACGCAGATGATATCGTCATTCTCTCTGATAACAAAAGTTATTTACACAATTTATTATTTGAAATCAAATCTTATTTGAGCGAAAATTTAAAACTAAGTGTAAAGGATAATTACCAAGTATTTCCAGTAGGCGCTAGGGGTATCGATTTCTTAGGTTACAAATTCTACCATACACACGTTTTGTTAAGGAAATCAATTAAAAAAAGATTTGCTAAGGCAGTTTCCAAAAATAAAGAAAAAGCGGTAATCGCTGCATATTGGGGATGGGCTAAACATTGTAATTCTAAACACCTAATAAAAAAAATAATCCCAAATGAAAAGTTTTAAAGATTTCGCAATTACTCCTGTCATTGAAAACTTTGTAGGAGATAAAATAGCAATTAATAAGTTGCTAGATAAAGAAATAATTGTAAAAGCATTTAACATTAAACCTTCCAAATTTGAAGGCAAAGGAGATCGGTTAGACATTCAAATTGAATTCAAAGATGAAGATCGAGTAATATTTACTGGAGCAAAATATCTTCTTCAAACCATTCAAAAAGTACCTAAAACGGAATTTCCATTTAAAACAAAAATTATTAAAAATGGCGAACACCTAGAATTCGCATAAATCTAGCATTTTTTTAATCAATCACAAAGAGCAGTTATTTATTAGCTGCTCTTTTTTATTCAATAAAAACTATAAAAGCATTTATCATGAAAAGAAAAACTATTGAAGAAAAATGGATTGCTGCAGTTGGAAAAGTAACCTATAGCGAGATTATAAATGAAATTGACCCAAATGGATGGTATCAAGTCAAAAAATCAAGCAAAGTACCCATTCA